GCTTTTGTTAGCTGACTGAATCCATCTTCTTCTATAAGAGGTACAGTGCTTTGTCTAACAAAGGTATCAACAGGACCTGCTGAAGGTTGAAAAGAAGTACTTTGATAACTAGATGTCATTAGGCTCGTCCAAGTAACCCTGTATAGGATTTAACACCTGCACCTAAAAGGTCAAAGATACCACTGCTGTTTTGTCTAGCAGTGTTATAAGCCTGATTTTGAATATCTATAGCAGAATTACGTCTACTATCTCTTTGAGCTAAAAGTCCAAGAGCATTTCTTCTATATTGACGTGTCGCTCCTTGCATAGTTTGGTTTATAGAGTTTCTTAGATTAGCTGCTTGTCTAATTGCATCCCTTGATAATAATTGCGCAGTACGACCACTTAATCCTTCTGTAGCTGCAATAGAACCTCTTGCCTGTTGTCCTTGTAGAGTTGCTTCCAATCTCTCTTGTGCTTTAGCTGCCCTTGTTTCTTTTAAATTTGCTGCTAATCCTTCTTGCTGTTGTGCAAAAGCCCTTTCTGCTGATTCTGCTGACCTAGCTGCTGCTTCATATTGATAGTCAGCAGCTTTTTGAGCTCTTCTGTTTTGCTGTCTCGTTGTAAAACCTTGTAATCCTAGATTTGCTAAAAAAGCATTACTAGCACTTGCACCTAGCCCAAATAAACCTGTAGCACCAGCAGCAAAAACACACATTTAAGAGATCCTCAGAAATTCGTAGAATGGTTTACTTTCTTTTCCATATTCTTCGTGGTAGTTAACAAAAGTAAACCCAAGAGACTTTAACCACTTTATAGCAGAATGATTCTCTGCATATACCATATTGTATAGCAAATCATAACTTTTCAATAGGCAATCGACCCATTTCCTTCCTTCTCTTATTAATTGTATTTTATATTTTCTATTATCAAACAACTCATCAGTCGCTACCATCCATATACAACCATCAGAAATAACACCACATAAACCAATAGGATTATCATTATCATCAGCTATAGCCATGTTCGTTTGACCATATAGATAAGACAGTCGTAGTGCTTCTTCTGGTTGTTTTCCTGTTTGATAGTAGGCTTCCATCTTATCCATATTCCTCATGTGTTTTACAACATGATTAAGATCACTGAGTTTTGATTTTCTTAAATACCCCATCAAATACGTCTTGACCTCATATGGAACATGGCTTCATATTCAGCACTTGATAAGACTGTTGGTAAGAAGGTGTCATTCTTTACATCAATACTAACTCTATCTGCTCTACTCATTATTGGTACTTTAAATGTACCTGTCTCTAAATTAATCTGACCAATAGAAGCAGATGAAGCACCAAGTAAACGACCAGTAAATTTATGTGTAGAGGTTGTATTGTTATCAGGTGTTACTTCTACTTTAAAGAAACCAGTATCTTCAAACTTGATATAAAAATGTTTTAGTTGTAAGCGACCACTAATAATTTCACCACTCTTTTGTCCTCCTGATGATTCGGTAAGACGTTGTGATGAAAATCTATAGTGCATTGTAAAAGGTTCACCAATAATAAATTTACTATTTCTGTAATCTCCATTAGCTGTAATAGTGGCAGTAGTACCATTAGCTGTATTTGTTGATGAAATGACTTGTCCTGGTTTTAAAGGTTGTGTATTACCTTGAGTATCAACGTAAGTACTAGTTTCTCCTGATGCTAAATATCTACCCACAATTTCCATTGCAGCATTTAATTTATATGGAACCGTAAAAGTACTAACATCCGTAGCAGAGTTATAAGCAACAGAAACTCCTGTTGTTGCCTCTGTTATCTTACGATCTAAATGATATTCAAATTCTGCATTAGGTTCTTTAAAATCTGATGCAAAAGGTATTTTTTCTAAATCAACTTCAGTATTACCAGAAGCTACAATTTTTTCTGTTACTACAAATAATTCAGTACCAATAAAATCTATATTCTTAATAGCTCTGCCATCATCAAACGTATAAGTAAACCAAGAGTTTAATATCTTTTCTGATTTTGATCCATACAGCCATCTGTTGACATAAAGAATATTAGGATTTGTTGCACCTAATAAGATTAAGACATCTTCATTAGTTGATACTGCAACCTTATAAATATCATTTGGTATCAGTCTTGGAATGTGAATAGTAATATTAGAAGCATCTTTTACTTCTATCCCTTGTTGAGATATATATTCTCTTACACCAGAAAAGTCTCCTTTCTTTGTTAGGTAATAGATAGAACTACCAGAACCTACAGGTGGTGCAGAATCAGTTGATTCAAATTCAGTCGTAACAATTACGTTAGCTGTTTTAGGTGTTAAAGAATCAGATGAAGACGTTAGGTTAAATTGTGTTTGATCAGAAAATAATATTAATTTTTCACCCATGTTGATAGCATTTTTTAAGATCGCAACTTTGGTGTGAGATGCAGCTACATCAATAGGATCACTGTCTATAATACTTAATACAGTCTCTGGAAAAAAGTTAAAAAACTCAGATACTCTTGATAAGACGACATTATCATTAGCTAAAAACCCTAGTCTGTTTCTAAAGAAAAATACATTATTAATTTTAGAACCAATAAAGGAAGGGCTAGGTGCTGAATTTAAATCACCTACTGTTCTTTCTCCCCATTTAGGTAGTGTATAGCCATTAGTAATTCCAAATTTAACATTTCCACTTGTTGTTAATGAACTTGCTGCTGTGTAAGTAAATGTATTTGCATCTACTACTGTAATAGTAAAAGCACCATCTACAGCAGTTCCAGTAGTAAAGTCAAAAGTTATTGAATTGCCATTTGATAAACCATGAGCAGTTGAAGTGACAGTAACAGTAGTAGAACCTGATTGGTTATAAGTTCCTGACCCTGTAAAAGCTGTATAACTATCACCATCTACTCTTGCAAATCTAAAATCACCATCTGCTTGTCTTAGTAAGACATGGGGCATTGTATTGTAATCAAATTTAAAAGTAATACCTGCTTCTATTGATTCTTCCCATTGTCCTTCTTCAAACGTACCTCCGTTATTAGTAACAAACTTAACGTAGTAATTATCAAAACTTGTTTGTTCATCTCCTTTTACCTCAACTACCATTCCGTTAGGTGCAACTGTTGGTAGGTCAGAAAACTGCTGTACTGTATTTTTTACAGTTGTTATATGTGTATTACCTTGAGTATCAGTAGAATCTATTGAAAAGTTTGAATTATCATTTTTTTTGATATGTAATACAGGACCATTACGAGCAATAGTAAAACCACTAAGACCGGAATCAAGACCACTCTTTATTGCTGTTGCAACAGTAGCTGTACTAAGGGGGTTATCTGATGAGGTGTCTTTATTTACTGTTACCCCATCGACTGTGACTGTATAAGTAGTGTTGTCTGCAACTTGGTTAAAGAAGACTATTGCTTGTGTTCCGCTACCTGCTGACAAGGTCGAATCCGTTGCAGTAGAAATAGTTGTATTAACAACAAAAGTAAAGTCTGCAATAGTTATAGTTTTAATCTGGGATCTGGGAGTAGTACAAGATAAATAACTAACACCGTCAGGTTTATTTACAGTCTTTTCTGTACCATCTAATTCAAATACTCTTACATTATTAGTTGTAAAAATAACAGTATATCTTTCTGTAATATCTCTGTTGATAGTTGCTATATGAGGATTACCGATAGTAGTTTCACCACTAATCAAATTGGTTACAAACTGTGTGCCAGAACGCTTTGCGAGACCTAATACAGGATCGCTATTAGCATTGTCTTGTATATCTGCATGATCAGCTTGTTTAGTTGAATCAGAAGCCTGTGAGACTCCTCTGAGTAATGTAGGGATTGATCTTGATACTACAGCCATAGTTACCTAATGAGTGCGTTTGCAGGTGAATAAGTATCAAAGACACTTGTTAAAGATGGATCACCTCTTAAGACGTTATGATCAGCATTACTTAAATCAGTTTCCATAAGTATTGCTCTTGCTCTAGTCTCGTCTTGTTGTGTGTAGGTTCTTAATCCATCATCACTAACTAATCTATCAACAAATACACGAGCAGCTTTGATTGTTATATATCTTCTTGCAGGTTCTGGTATCTCATCAAATGTTCGGAAGTAAACAGCAGTGCAGATAAGATCTTCATCAAATTCAAATTTATTATTTAATCTGTCATACATTTTTAATCCACGTTGAATAGGATCAACATTTGGATGTTGGTGAATATTGGCATCTATTCTTAAAATATCAGTCGGTAAAGCTATTTGTTTAGTAGTACCATCTCTAGTCAAAGTAACATCTATTTCTGTATTAAAACTCCAACCTTCGTTCTGTACATCTTTGTTTACTTCAGCAAGAGTTGATTGAGCAAGACGAGCATCAACAGGAAGAGTACCTGTAAGACTGTTTATAGGAGACTCTCCTATAGCAGCCAACATAATGTTGACACTTTCTAGTTCAGTGGTTGCAGCAACAGTCATAATTAAATCCTATTTAATTTTAAGGTCTTTTCTTGATCCTTGTTTTCCTAAGAGTTTTTCAAGTTTTTCTAAATCTTTTTTTGAAGCCATGCCAGTTTCTTTTTTTGTTTTAAGAAGTTGAATTTGCTTTTCTTTTAATTTTTTAAACATAATTAATATCCCTTCTTTTTAATTTTGAGAGAGTCTCTTCCACCTTTTTTCTTTTTCTTTGATGAATACATAGCTATAAAAAAAAGGGTATCTAATAATAAGATACCCTATAAATTGAAATTAAGAAGCAGATAGCTTGATTGCTGCTGCACACTCAGGACGAAGAATTCCGTGACCTAGAGCATATTTAGCAACCATCAATGTACCTTGATACATGATACCGTAGTCCTGACCACTGATCTCAGTTGTCATATCCATTAGTTTAACTGTTCCCACAGCAGACTTATGGAAGACAAGACCAATAGTTTTACTATCGTCACCAGCATAGCTGTTATTTGTTCCAGACACTTCACCTGAAACGTTTGACTGAGGTATGTTATTAGACTTCAGAATTGGTATTCCAGCTATTTGCTGTACATTACCAGAAGCAAACGAACCATTACCGCCACCTGGGTTAAAGTCAACATTTACAGTTCTTGTAGCAGACTCAGCAAGTTTGTAGTACTCAGCAGGTGGTAATACACAGAAACGATCTGTTGGAGGGATGTCTCTCTCGTCAAATGTTTGTGCAATATCATAGATAGCTGCTGCTATCTCATCACCTGATACGTTTGCTGAAGCTGTATTACCAGAACCAAGAGTTAAGGTAAGTCCACCAGCAGGGCCAGTAATTGTTGAAGATGCACGACTCGCATTTGCAATTACCTTGGCAACGTTTTCATCATAAGTTTTAGCCAGAGCCTTACCTAATTCATCAGCGTAAGTAGCCCTTACATCGTAATGGTTCTTAAGCTCTTCTAGGTTGCTTACAAATGCCTGTGAAATAAGTAGATCATCAATAGAAATAACTCTTTCACCTGCTCTGATTTGGTTAGCACCAACTAATGGGTTACCTGGTGTGTGATAAGCAGCAGTTGCTGTTCCTGTTACAGGGAACTGTGCTGATTTACCTGAGGTTATTGTACGAACAGAGTGTAATGCTTCATTGAAGATGTTATTACGAGCAAATGCTGTAAGAACTTCTCCTGAAAACACTTTCAAAAACAGTGCGTCAAAGCCTGTTCCTGAATTATCGACAAGTCCCAGGCGTGAAACTGTGGCGTTAGCCATAATTAAAACTCCTTTGGATTGATTTAAAAAATTGAGAAACTAACTTCACTATTGTCTGTTCTCTCAAGTGGTATCTGACGCATCAGGCACTTTTGATATTAAGATTTTCGTTTTGTTAAGTTTATACTGAACCGCAATTCCACTTGCGTAATGCAAGAGCTTTGCGTGTCAACTCACCATCTTTCTTTAACGGTCCTTTTACTTTAGACATCCTTGCACAGAAAGATTTTCTTCTGGCTTTTTGCGTAAGTGAAAGACCTGTCTTTTTAGTAACAGGGGCTTGCAAGTTTCCACCTGTTGCTCGGTTATATTTCCTACGACCAGAAGCAGTAAGACCCCCTGTGGGATCTTTGTCTTTTTTGGTAAGAGATACTCCCTTCGACATTAAGGAAAGATAAGTAGTTATTTAAAATGTAACACGTTTATGCAATCTTTAAACTCTTTCGTCCTTTTCTCCTTTTATGATTGTAAGAAATTCTTTTACTGCTGGTCTTCTCTGATTTAAATCTAGCTTTCTCTTTACTACTCATTTCACCTGTCGTCTTTGGTGTTTTACTACTAACTCTTTTACTAGGTCTGCAAGCAGGGTAAGGTCTACCTTTCTCATCCTTTCCTCTACCACAGTCTTTACCTGTTTTAACATCTACCCACTTTTCATCAAACCATCTTTTAAGACTCATTTGCCTATTTGTTTTTGTGCTTTATTGTGAGCAGATTTAAATGATGCTCCTTCACGCATAAGCTTTTTCATCATGTCCATATGTTTTTTGGAATGATGAACTGAATGTTTCTTCAGAGTATTAATCTGACTAAGACTTAGCTTTGCCATTTTTCTTTTTCTTAGAACGTAAGATCATAAGATCTTCTCTAGTAATTTTACCATCACCAGTTTTGTCTAATTGTTTTTGTTTTTTAGATAAGGGCATAATTAAGATTTACGATAACCTCCACCACGTTTTTTATAAGTTCTAACCAACCAAGCATTAGCATAAGCAGAAGGATAGACCCTAAACTTCTGCTTTGCTTCTGACTTTACCCTTTCATAAAGCTTGGGATTAGTAGGTGTGTTAGCCATAGTTAACTGAATACATCACTACCACCTAAACGTCTTTGGACATCTTCGGTGTAGGTAACATCTTTACCATAGCGAGGATCTGACATAGCAGTAACTACTTCTGCTGTAGATCTGTAAGGTGTAGGTCCACTTGATGAAGCCTTGCCTGATACTAAGTTTGGTTCGACACCCATAGCGTTATTGTATTGAGAATAAAGACCTTGTACTGCAAATTTAATTGCTGTTGCATTTGCTGTTTCAGTTAAAGAATTAAACTCTTTTACTTCATTAGCAGGTAGATTTTCTATGGCCCATGAAACCATCTTACCGTAGTTTTCATCACCACCAATAGAATCTTTAATGCCTTGTATTTGTGTCATGGCAATATCTTCAGCAGTTGCACTACCTCTTATTCCATCAAGGTAGGTATCAATTACTTGTTTTGAAAAACCTGCTTCTCCTAACTTGGTGTAATCATCTTCAGTTATCTCACCTGATTCTTGAAATCTGTTAGAGATTTCCTGTGGATCAATACCAACTTCTTCTAGTACCGAAGCAAGACCATCACCATACAACTCTTCTGCATTAAATTCAGTGTTATTAGTTTCAGGTTGTTCTTCTTCTGTTTGAGGTTGTTCTTCTTCTGTTACTGTTCCAAGCTTACCCTCCAGTTCTTTATAACTAGCAGCTAAGTCTTCTACTGATTTAAACTTACCAAGAATAAGGCCGTTATCATCAGTTTCATTTTTTGCAAGAGTTTCTAAATCTTGTTGAGACATTGGTGGTGTCTCTGTGACATTTACCTGGGATGAAGTCATAAAATTTTATTAGTTATAAGTAATTGTATTACCATTTTTAGTTTCGACCACTGTTGGCTTTGTAGGGGTCGGCTCATCATTAACACCTAATTTACTAACAATAGCCTTTGCTGGCTCTGTATCAGGTGTCTTTGATTTAGGATCAGACTTCTTCGTTGGCATTAGCTTCCTCCGTTAGTTGTTGTGCTTGTGCATTATTTTTAGGATCAAGTAATGGAGATCCAAGAGCAGCAGGTCCGAGATGTTGTATCAACTGTTGCTGCTGCATTTGTTGCATCTCTGCTGCTATCTCCTCTTGTGTCTTAACAAGATTAGTAGTCTCGATACCTATAGATGTTGCTAATCGTTTGACTGCTTCATCTACATTTACATATTGTCTCATCACATCTGGACCTAAAGCTTGCGCTACTGTTCCAATAAATTCAATAAGCTTATTACGATCATTACCTCTACCAAGACCTTGAATACCAGTTACGATCTTAGGTTTTACAATTTTCTCTGGTAACTTTGGAACTTTGCCAGAACGTACAAGCATATGCATCCTACGTTTGAGATAAGGTAATTGCAGTTCTTGGGACAGAATAGAGTACACCCCACCCAAAGAGTTCTCTAGTTCTTGAGCCATGATTTGTACCTCTGCTGCCGTTACTCTTTCAGCTTGTCTTTGTACAGAACTAGCTAAAAGAAAAGCATCAGCAAGTCTTGCTTCTATACGCTGCATGGCTTGCA